CTTCATTTTATTCTTTAATGGATAACTATATAATTGAATCAGATAACTACATAGGTAATGTTATTAATGTAATGTTACCTCAAGTAAGAAAAGAATTACCAACAGTCTTAATCAATCAAGAGTTGACTGATAATAGAGCGAATTTGGAAGCTGGTTTTACAGAACAAACTAGAACTGAGTTATGGGAAACGTTTAAAGCGTTGAATGATACTTGGATTGCAGGATTTGATTTCCAAAACAAAACATTATTTGAAGATGTTCTTTTAGTTGATAGAGCAAGTAGAAATGTTGGGGATAAGATTATTGTCGATATTTTTGAAATACAAGAGTTAATAAAAGACGGTAGTTATAAAAATACATTGTTGGATATGATTACAACAATATTGGTTCAAAATAACTTCCAATATTTCATGTTACCGGCATTTGTTAATTTTTATAATATACAAGACGTAGAAAAAAATCCAACCCCAAGACCTGACGGAACTTTAGAATTTGGTAATTCTTTGTTTGGAACATTTTTAAATGTTGATTACAGAAATAGTTCACCAAAATTCCTTTGTTACTACGTAAACAAACCAAGTGAACACTTGGATATGAATGACAATATTGATTATAGATATAGAGATGATGCTTTTGATCTTAGACGAGCTAGTGATAACCCATTACAAGAGAATCAAGCGTACAAGTTAGATTGGGACAAATCAAACAAAGTTGTTGGATTCAACGTAGATGTAACAAAACCAAATCAACAAATATTCAAAAGTTTTAGCGTTAACCAAAACCCAGGAAAACCGACATCTGAATCTTTAGAAATGTTAAATCAAATGGCTAACTTGGGTGGAAACAGAAGATCAACAACACAATCAGTTTCTTTATATAACCTTTATAAAAATAGAAGTTATGAATGTAGTGTTGAAATGATGGGATGCGCATTAATACAACCATTAATGTATTTCAACATCAGAAACGTACCTATGTTCTCAGGACCATACATGATTACAAAAATTACTCACGATATTAGTGAAGATAGTTTTAATACGTCATTTACCGGAACTAGACAACCATTTTATGCGTTACCTAAGATCGATAATTTTGTTCAAACACTTAACATTAAAATTCTTAATACGATACAAGCTAGAATTCAACAAAACGAAAAGAAAGAAAGGGAAAGTTCTACAAATGTATTGGCTCAAAAAGAAAATGTTTTATCTAATATTAAGGCGGAAGAAACTCTAACTAAAAATCAAGATTGTGTTGCAAATATTAATCCAAGATATCTTAACTATACTGGACTTGACATACCTGCTCAAACATCTCAAACAACAAAAGAATTGTTTACTGCGATAAGAGATGAGTTATTAAGTAGAGGTTATACATCAACAGGAGATACCACATTCCTTGTTGCGGGATTAGCATTTACAATGGTGTATGTTGATTCAGGTAAAGGATCAGGAATTAATGCTTACGAGAATAATTACAGTACAATAAACTTAAAAGAAGTTTATGGTCCTAACTTTATAAATTACATTAAGAAAAATTACTATTGTATTACAAGAGGAACTAACAACAATTTACCTGTTGCATCATTTAATACATTTAAAGACTTTATCAAATTTGTTGTTGATAAGACATCGACATTAGTAACACTATTAAATCAAGATAAAAATAATTTTGATTTCTCAACACAAGAAGGATTGTCGGCAGCAACGGCAAAACAATATGTTTTAAGCTATCCTGTTGAACAACCCGCAAACGTTTACACTAGTTTGACTGAACAAGAAAAATTAACACTACAACAAGAATTTGTTGCGGCATACAATGTTTACAAAACTGTACAAACTTTCGTGATAAGCTGATATTTATAAATAAAAATACTTATGAGTACTAAAATGTTATTGGATAATTACTTGGGGAAAAACACAAGAGTGTCCGAAAAAGATATGGGTGACGGAACAAAACAAGTTTGTGACTTAGACACAGGTGATTGTTACACTGTCAGAATTAAAGACGGTCTTATTGAAAGAGTCGACAACACTATGAAAACATTTAAAAAAATTCAAGTGGAAACTAATCAAGGTTATAAAACATTATTAAACGGTTAAGATGGGAATAGACGATAAAATTTTAAAAGAGATCGCAAGATACAATTCGATCAACAAATACATTATGGAACAAGATGTTCCACCACCCGCAGATCCAGCGGCGGCAGGAGAAATACCTCCACCTCCTGGAGATCTTGCGGCTCCGGCAGATCCTGCGGCAGCAGGTGCAGATCCTGCAGCTCCCGCACCTCCAGCGGCACCTGGAGAGGGAGGTGATGCAACTCCTATTGATGTTGCTACGGATCCTGATGTTGAGGAAGTTCCTGCTGAAGGAGAAGAAGGAGAAGAAGGAGAAACTGAAGAGTTGGATATTACCGATCTTGTTGATTCACAAAAAACTATTGCGGATAAACAAGAAGAATATTTCACAAATCTTTTTGATCAAATCAAAACTATGGAAGAAAAATTATCAGAAATGGATAATATTGTATCTAAATTGGATAGTTTGGAAAGTAAAGTTGAGAAATATAGACCAAAAACGGCACAAGAAAAATTACAACTTCGTTCATTAGATTCAGGACCATTTAAACAAAATTTGGCTGATTTCTTTGATGAGAAAAAAGATGAGATGGAACAAACAGGAAAAAATGAATACGTTTTAACTCAAGATGAAGTTGAAAGTTTTAGTCCATCTGATATTGAAAAATCTTTCAATGAACCAATGGAAGATGAAGACGACATTTTATTAAACAAATATAATTCATAAGTTTTAAGGTCGAAAAAATCGACCTTAAACTTTTTTTGGCGACACAATTTGACTATAACTTTTTATATACTTATAATTTTAACACATAAACTTTAATTTTTATTTACACATGGCGACAAATTCATTAGACGCAGTACTTGCACAGTACGAGAAATCAACACAGAACACATCATCGAATGGTTCTAAAATGTCTTCTGAGGACCGAATGAAAAAATATTTCGCGGCTCTTTTGAAAGACAATGAAAAACAAGGACAGAGACGAGTACGTATTCTTCCTACAACAGACGGATCTTCACCGTTCAAAGAAGTATGGTTCCACGAGATCCTTGTGGACGGAAAATACCAAAAATTTTATGATCCGGGAAAAAACGACAATGAGCGTTCACCTTTGAATGAAGTTTATGAAGAACTTATGTCAACAGGTAAAGAGGCTGACAAACAATTAGCGACACAATATAGATCACGTAAATTTTATATTGTAAAAGTTATTGATCGCGACAACGAACAAGACGGAGTTAAATTTTGGAGATTTAAACACAACTACAAACAAGAAGGGATCCTTGATAAAATTATTCCAATTTGGAAAGCAAAAGGAGATATCACAGACCCTGATAAAGGACGTGATTTAATTCTTGAGTTAACAAAAGCAAAAACCCCAAAAGGTGCTTTTTACACTGTCATTCAAACAGTTATGTATGATGACCCATCCGCAATCTCAGAAGAGACTGATCAAATGGTTGATTGGGTTGGTGATGAAATGACTTGGGAAGATGTTTATTCTAAAAAACCTGTAGAATATTTAGAAGCGATTGCACGAGGAGAAACACCTCGTTGGGATTCTGAAAAAGGTGGATATGTTTATTCTAACAACGAAACTTCTGAAGTTTCTATGGGAGGAACAAAAGAACCAAAATCAATTAATGAAGTTGCTGATCCACAAACAACATCAGAGGTTGATGAGGATTTACCTTTCTAATTTTAATTATTAAAAATGTAACGGGAGCAGTTTATTGTTCCCGTTTTTTTATCTATATTTTATAGTACAAATACCAAAAACTTATATCACATGGCACTTAAAAAGAACGACTTTAGTTCGTTGAAGAAAAAATTCTCTTCAGACGCAAAATATAAACCACAAAGATTTTTTGATCTTGGTTCCGACTTCTTGGATGCGGTGGGTTTACCTGGACCAGCGATCGGACACCTTAATATGTTATTGGGTCACTCCGACACAGGTAAAACAACAGCACTTATTAAAACTGCGGTTGATGCTCAAAAAAAAGAAATTCTTCCTGTTTTCATTATTACGGAACAAAAATGGTCTTTTGAACACTCAAAGTTGATGGGGTTTAATTGTGATGAAGTAGTTGATGAGGAAACAGGTGAATTAACTTGGGACGGATTCTTCTTGTTTAATAACAACTTCAGTTATATTGAACAAATCACAGATTACATCAACGATCTATTGGATGCACAAGAAAAAGGTGAGTTAGATTATTCACTTTGTATAATGTGGGATTCAGTTGGATCAGTTCCTTGTAAAATGACTTACGAGGGTAAAGGAGGTAAACAACACAATGCAAGTGTTTTAGCCGACAAAATTGGTATGGGTATTAACCAACGTATTTCGGGATCTCGTAAGGCAGATTCTAAATATGAAAATACCTTAATCATTGTTAATCAACCATGGGTGGAATTACCTGACAATCCGTTTGGTCAACCCAAAATTAAAGCAAAAGGTGGTGAAGCAATTTGGTTAAATTCTTCTTTGGTATTCTTATTTGGTAATCAAAAAGGGGCTGGAACAACAAAGATTACGGCAACAAAAGATAAACGAACTGTAAAGTTTGCATCAAGAACAAAAGTGTCGGTTATGAAAAATCACATCAATGGACTTGGTTTTGAAGACGGAAGAATTATTGTGACACCACACGGATTTTTACCTGGTAAGGATACAACGGAGGAAAAAGCATCAATAGAAAAGTATAAAAAAGAACATGCTGACTATTGGAAAGACATAATCGGAGTTGATGGTGACTTCGATTTGAAAACAGAAAAAGAAGAGGTAGAGTAAGAATAACTTAAAAATTAGGGAGTGTCCAAGACATTATTAGTAGACGGAAATAATTTATTGAAAATTGGATTTCATGGTGTTAGAGATTTTTATCACAATGGAAAACATGTCGGTGGTGTATGGCACTTTCTAAATACTCTTCGTAGATTTTTGGAGGAACACAACTATAACAAAGTTGTTGTATTTTGGGATTCAAAAACCTCATCTTCACAAAGAAGATTGATATACCCAAAGTATAAATTGAATCGTAAACCTTCAGAGTCTGAACAGAAAGAAGAATCTTTTTCGGAACAAAAGCAAAGAGTTAGACAATACCTTGAGGAGATGTTTGTAAGACAACTGGAGACGGAACACGCAGAAGCTGATGACTTAATTGCTCAGTACTGTAAAATCTCTTTAGACGAAGAAAAAACAATATTCTCAAGTGATAGGGATTTAACTCAACTTATCTCTGAAAAAGTTTCAATTTATTCACCATCCGCAAAAAAATATTATAAGTTTGGGGACAATATTAAATTACATGATATTGAAATTCCTCACTATAATGTTAAAACCGTAAAGATTCTCACTGGAGATAGTTCAGATAACATTGATGGCATCTTCTATCTTGGTGAGAAAACTTTAATTAAATTATTTCCTGAGCTACTTGAAGAGTTAGTAGAAATACCCTATATTTTGGGTAGAAGTACTAATTTACTTAAGGAGGAAAAAGGTAATGTGGCTCTTCAGAATCTATTAAGTGGTAAAACTAAAGAAGGTATTTTTGGTGATGAATTTTTTGTAATCAACCAAAAACTTGTCGACTTGGATGAGCCACTCTTAAGTGATGATGACAAAGAATTAGTTAGATTATATTACTCTGAATCGATGGATCCCGACGGAAGAGGACATAGAAATTTAATTAGAATGATGATGGAAGATGGGTTCTTCAAATATCTACCTAAGGGTGACGACGCTTGGGTTAGTTTTTTGAAACCATTTCTAAAGTTAACAAGAAAAGAAAAAACAAATTTTAGAAACAAAAAAAATTAAAAAAAACAAATGAAAGAACAGGATATTACCAAAGTTGAATTTTTGTTAATGTGTAACGATAACATTGTGGTTCAGAGATTCTTTAATGTTAGAAACTTTAATAAAAATGCTCACAAATCTGAGGATTTTTATTATCACATTGAGAGTATTTGTAATGAGTTAAAATACGATCTTAAGATGAGATCATTAACTTACATGTTGGATAACCAATATGAAATTTCAGAAAATCCAGATGTATTAAATACATCAATTACAGACGGTCAGGAAAATTTTAATCTAATAATTAAGCTTGGAGACATGACAATTTGTCAGCGTGAGTTTGATGCTAAAGTATACCCCCCAAAGGTAAGATATACCGTAGACCTACGCCCAAAGTTAAAAAGCATCCTTTCCTCACTTACTGACATTTTTTCAGGTAGAGATTTTAATTATTTTTATCCTGAATTTATCAAAAACTAATACTATTTATTTTTACTAAAGAAGAGAAAACTATATGGCGACGGGTAAAAATTTTGAATATTTAGGTAATACGTTTCAGTTACAATTACTTAATCAAATCATTGTGGATAAAGACTTTTCACATTCAATTATTGATGTGATAGAGAATAATTATTTTGAAAACAAGTACTTCAAAATCATCATTCAAATGATTAGAGAGTATTATGTGAAATATGACCACACACCTTCGTTTGATACGTTAGAACAAATTACAAAATCTGAATTACAACAAGAAATTGCGTCCAAAATTGTTATGGACACAATTAAGAAAATTAAGGATGCACCTATCGATGGTGTGAGTTTTGTACAGGAAAAAGCCTTAAAGTTCTGTAAACAACAAGAACTACAAAAGGTTATGGGTAAGGCTCAAAAGATCATTGATGGTGGTGAGTTTGAGAACTACGATACTCTTGAAGAACTGGTTAAAACCGCTCTTCAGGTGGGTGCAAAAGACACTACTATGTTAGATGTGTTCTCCAATCTTGAACAAGTTCTTGAGGATGATTACAGACACCCAGTTCCAATGGGAATACCTGGTATTGATAGATTATTAAAGGGAGGTTTGGCAAAAGGAGAAATTGGTGTTATTTTAGCACCTACAGGGGTTGGTAAATCAACTATCCTAACTAAGATGGCAAATCATGCTTTTAACTTAGGTTTTAATGTACTTCAGATCTTTTTTGAGGACAACCCAAAAGTTATCCAAAGAAAACATTTTACATTATGGACTAAGATTCATCCTGACGATTTGTCAGAGAAAAGAGATGAGGTAATGAATAGAGTTAGGGAAATTGAGGAATCAATGCCAAACAAGTTGATTATGAAGAAGTTACCATCGGATACTATGACGATGTTACAAATCAAAAATCAAATTAGAAAAATGGTTTCTGACGGGATTAAAGTTGATATGATTATTTTAGATTATATTGATTGTGTAGTTCCTGATAAGAATTTGGGTGACGAATGGAAAAGCGAAGGGTCAGTAATGAGAGCATTTGAGGCAATGTGTCACGAAATGAATATTGTTGGTTGGACAGCAACTCAAGGTAACAGAGCTTCAATATCTTCCGAAGTTGTTACAACAGATCAAATGGGAGGATCAATTAAAAAGGCTCAAGTGGGTCACGTTATTATATCAGTTGCAAAAACATTACAACAAAAAGAAATGAAATTGGCAACAATCGCAATAACAAAATCACGTATTGGTGATGATGGCGTTGTATTTGAAAACTGTAAGTTTGATAATGCAATGATTGAAATAGACACTGAAAGCTCAATGACGTTCTTAGGTCTTGAAGAACAAAAAGAAGAAAGACAAAGAGAAAGAGTTAAAGAACTCTTAGAAAAAAGAAAACAAAGAGAAACACAATCAAATTAACAAAATAAATAAATTTATAAAAATGGAAAAAATACTAGTAGAAAATCCTAGTCGATTTGTTATCTTCCCTATTGAACACAACGATATATGGGAATATTACAAACAACACCAAGCGGCGTTTTGGACGGCAGAAGAGGTGGATTTAACTAATGACATCAGAGATTGGGAAAATTTAACTGATAACGAAAAATACTTTATCAAAAACGTATTGTCATTTTTCGCGGCTTCTGACGGTATTGTAAACGAAAACTTGGCGGAAAATTTCTACAGAGAAGTGCAATACCCTGAGGCTAAATTCTTTTACGGAATACAATTGGCTATGGAAAACATTCATTCATTAATGTATTCGTTGTTGATAGACACATACATTAATAACCCAAAGGAAAAAGATGAATGTTTCAATGCAATTGATAGATTACCAGCGGTTCAGAAAAAAGCTAAATGGGCTTTGGAATGGATTGAAAAATCATCATTCGCAGAAAGATTAGTTGCATTTGCCGCTGTTGAAGGTATCTTTTTCTCAGGATCATTCTGTTCTATTTTCTGGATGAAATCAAGAGGAATTATGCAAGGTTTATGTAATGCTAATTCTTTAATATTTAAAGATGAAAATTTACATTGTGATTTTGCAATTCACCTATTAAATAACCATTTGGATGTTAAACCTTCTGAAAAAAGAATTAAAGAGATTTTACTTTCAGCATTAGAAATTGAAAAAGAATTCATTACAGAATCACTTCCAGTTTCTTTGATAGGAATGAATTCAAATTTAATGAAACAATATCTTGAGTTTGTGGTCGATGGGTTACTTGTTAAGATGGGATGTAGTAAACAATTCAATGTTGAACAACCATTTAAGTTTATGGAGCAAATTGCTGTTGAAACTAAAGGTAATTTCTTTGAGTCACGAACTATGGAGTATCAGAAGGCAAAACTTAATGAAACTATAACATTTACAGAGGATTTTTAATTTTTAAAATATGTCATTAAAAATAAATAAAAGAGGGGAAGAAAGTGTATCATTTAATCCTCAAAAAATTTACAACAGAGTTAAAAGAGCAGCAAAAGGTTTAAATGTTAACTCAGACGAAATTTTTATTAAAGTGATCACTTCTGTACCAACAGAAGGTGAGGTAACTACAAAAGAACTTGATAAATTAGTTTATGAGATTGCGGCTTCTTACACAGGTAGTCACCACGACTACTCAAGATTAGCAGCGAGTGTTGCAATTTCATCTTACCACAAAGAAACAAATGAAAGTTTTTCACAAACAATGATGCAACTTTATGAAGATGGTGTCATTAATGAAAAATTGATTGAGACAATTAAAGAGTATGGTGAGGATACTATTGATGCGGCTATTAATCATGAAAATGATTATAACTTTGATTACTTTGCTTGGAGATCATTACAAGAAATGTATTTGTTGAAAAGACCAAATGGTAAAGTAATTGAAAGACCACAACATATGTATATGAGAGTTGCACTATGGGTGACTAATAATATTACAGATGCGTTCGAATACTACCAATCATTGTCAAATCAACTAATTTCAAAAGCAACACCAATCATGATTAATGCCGGAACAAAAGTTCCGCAAATGGCTTCATGTGTTCTTCACTATAATAACTCTGACTCAAGAAAAGGATTATTAGATACATTAACCGATATCTCAACGTTCTCTTCTGATGCGGCAGGTATTGGATTATCTATGTCTAATATTAGAAGTAAAGAAAGTCGAATCTCAAGTTCAGGTGGATATGCTGGTGGTCTTTTAAAATATTTAAAAATTGTTAACGAATCACTCAGATTCTTTAACCAACAAGGTCGTAGACCTGGTAGTGCTGCTATCTATCTTGAACCTTGGCATAAAGACATCTTTGATCTTTTAGATATTAAAAAGAATACAGGTGCTGAAGAATTAAGGGCTCGTGATTTATTTACTGCGCTTTGGATTCCTGATAATTTCATGAGAGCGGTTAGAAACAACGGTAGTTGGTATTTGTTCTGTCCTAATGATATTACTAAAGCCGGTTTAAAACCATTACAAGAATGTTTTGGTGATGAATACGAAGAGGTTTATGATATGGCCGTTTCTATGGGGTTAGGTAAAAAAGTAAAAGCCCAAGACATTTGGAGTAAAGTTGTTGAATCTCAAATTGAAACAGGGGTTCCTTATTTATGTTCTAAAGATAGTGCAAATAGAAAAACTAACCACCAAAACATCGGAGTTATTAAACAGTCTAACTTGTGTAATGAGATTTACCAATATACTGATGAAGAGACTACTGCAATATGTACACTTTCATCTATGGTATTGAAAAACTTTATTCAAGGAGGTAAATTTGATTTTGAACTTTTATTTAATGAGGTTAGAAAAGTTGTTAGATCACTTAATAAAGTTGTGGATGTAAATAACTACTCAACTGAAAAAGGTAGAAAAGGTGGTTTAGCTCAAAGAGCGATTGCGATTGGGACTCAAGGTTTGGCGGATGTATTTTATTTAATGGATTATATCTTCACATCTGATGAAGCTAAAAAATTAAACAAAGATATTTTTGAAACAATCTACTACGCTTCTATCTATGAAAGTAATCAGTTGTGTATGAACGGTAAATACGAAGCTTACTCATTCTTTAACGGATCACCAATGTCTCAAGGAATATTCCAATTTGATATGTGGGGGTTAGATGAAACA